AAGATCTAGTTCTATAAACTTACGCCTTGCCCTGATACAGGCTAATTGAACAATGTCAGCCGCAAAGCCCTGAACTGGATAATTTAAGATCTGGGTAGCATTGCTTACCCTATCCTTCTTTACCCGTACCACAGAGGGCCAGTAGTACTGCCTACCACTAGGAGTTTCAACAATACCATTTCTCAGTGCGCCATCCATAAGTCTTTGATGCCAAGAGTATATCCCTTGGTACACCTCATAAAACTGACTGAAATATGCCCTGATATGCTCTGCCTCTCCTGCCCCAGTGCCACCAAAGAGAGGTAAAAATGTATAGGCCTTGGCTCTCTGGCGTTCCTCTTTGGTAACATCTTCAGGTTTCTTCCTGCCAATAATACTGGCAGTCTGTCTGTGAATGTCTTTACCTTTAAGGATATCTGCTAGGCCCTGACTATCTCTACTGAGTTCTACACAGACCCTAAATTCCAATCCAGAGTAGTCGCTTTCTAAAAATGTGCCGCCTTCAAAACGCGATATAAAAGCCTTACGCACGGGGAAGCCTCTTTTGGGCTGATTTTGTAAATTTGGACTCATCCCCCCACCAGAGGACAGCCTACCCGTTGCAGCGATGCATTGGTTGAAGTTGGCATGAAGTAGCCCATCTTCTCTAACACCACGCTTTATTCCTGCAACAAAACTATTTAAATAAGTAGACACGGCATGAAGTCGGGTAAGCATAGTTAGAAACTGTACGGCTTCTTCATTATCTTTACGAGATGCCTGTCTAATTAGACGCTGTATGCTTATCTTATCAGTCTTGAAGCCAAGTATAGATGCATCATTAGGGTTCTGAGGAGACAGCTTTAGCCCTGCTACTTCTCCCGTAGGCATATAGATAGCACCACTGGCCTTACAAGTCTTGCAGTTGGTTCTGTTTTTGTAAGGATCTCCTTGGACCCTGTACTTCTTGCCTAACTTAGTCTTAGTCTTCACCTTATACTTCTGCACCGACCCCACGCCTGTACAGTCAGGACACTGAACAGCTTTAGTTCTGTAGACTACCTGAGTGGTAGCCCTCACTGCATTAGTAAACTGCTTGGGAGTCATTCTAGGAGCCATCAGAGATTTACCTGCCTCATTAGTTCCTATGTTAAAGGTCTGTATGTGCGCCTCTCTATTTTTAACTTCCCGACTAAATATAACCCTAGTCATGTCAGCACCACTATCTAAATTGATAGGAGTATCCCCCATTACCTCTGATACTATATCGTTGAGGTTCTTTGTAAGTGTCTGCCTTTCCTCTTCAAACTCCTTCTCAACCTCTTCCAGTACAGACATATCTATCTTAGTGCCGTTTAGTTCAATGTCACACAAGAACATAAGCATGTCATTCATCTGTTTAATTACACTAAGTAGTGACCTGTTGTGTTCTTTCTCAAAGCTCTGCATCTGAGATAAGTATATTTCTCCACAAGTCTTTACGTCTGCAATACCATACTCAACTACATCGTCTAAAGGTATCTCAGAGAAACACATACCAGATTTAAACTTATCATCTATTAGATCAGACTTCTTATAGCTATCTGTCTTCCTTCTTATTGCTGTTTCTTTCAGGCTGATAGGAAGTCTCCTAGCTTTACTCAATACAAACTCTGCAATCATGGTGCAGAATATTTGATCAGGTAATTCAAACCCCATCTCAAGGAGCCATTCTACGTCAAACTTTGCATTGTGGACCACCAGTAAGTCAGCTTCTGCTAAATATTCTCTTAGCTGATCTCCACTGTCAGGCTCTATGCATTGGTTATGAAAGAACACTTCTATATTAACAAAGTCTACTGTAGTTTCCCCAAGCCATCCATACTGAGCCATAACAGCTTTATTTAATGGATTTTTAGGAGAGTTATCTATACGCCCATCCTTTCGGACAACCGTAGTTTCTAAATCAAGCACAAGTGTTTTCAAAAGTTTGGCTCCCCGTTCTCATCAAATATTGGAGTTTTGAAAGTGTAAGTTCTTTCAGGGAGATCTACTGGTCTAACGGGCTTTCTAACACCTAGTTGGTCTAGCCACATTTCTAATACTGGTGGCAGTCTATTTTCCATCACTTAATCCTTTAGGAGCATACACGGCTCCATTGTATTTAGATCCAGTTGCTTTTTTACCATCCTCTACACCAAAGTTACAACTTGCCAGAATTAATCCAGAGGCCATAATCCAGTAGAAGGTATACTTACACCACTTAAGAAATCCAATATAGGTTTCTTCTGCCTGTTTTTGTGCTTCTTCATTACTTATCATCACTATCTCTCCATACGGTTATTAATATAATTAAAACAAGAACTACTAATAAAATATCAAGCCACATATCTATTCCTATCTACATCTAGATTGACCATCACTGTACCATGCCAACCACTGATCTTATTCTTCATCACAGTAATCCATCTAGTGCTATCATCTGGATCATCTGGGCTGTCCATTTTGCCAAGCCCTAACATAATATCGGATTCTGCGGCCTTACCTAATTTTGATCCTTCCATCATAGACATGGTAATACGGGTCTTGCCTTCAGCCTCTGCACTAGCCTGAGATAAACCAAGGACCGCACAGTCATATGTCTTTGCTGCTTCACGCAGACGGTAGTATAACTCCCTAAGACGTTCATGTCCTGAGTTAAACTTCTCAGTCAAGGCTATCTTGTCAGCCATATCTACTATTACTACGTCAGCTTTCTCTTGGGCTAAGTAAGCCTCAAGTGTGGTAATGTCCCAACCTTGGGCATCTTGAAATATTAGCCTATCTTTAATCCCTGAGTATCTGGCGGCTGCATCTTCAGGTGTCTCAGAGATTTCATCCCTAGTCATTCCCGTGTAGGATTGTATGGCTCTAAGCTTGGTACGCTTACCAATCTCCTCATTAGCTATATAAACAACTTTAGCACCTTGTTGGCAGAAACCTGAAGGGGCTGCACAGAGGCTGATTGCAAATGCAGTTTTACCTACATTAGAATAGGCAGCTATAACACCAAACTCCCCTCTACCAATACCATATACTTCACGGCTCAAGGTGGGGATGTTAAATTGAAAACGGTTATCATCTGACACTACTGCTAGTAGTTCGTAGATATTGTCAGTTACCTTCTCTCCAAACTCATTAGTTGTGAAGTCACCCTGACATTTCTGAAGTAATTGTTTTAGGCTATCCATAGCCGTAATTTTACCTTCGTTAATCATTATGCCATAGTTAACTATCTCTGCACCAATGTCTTGCTGATACAGACGTTCGATTACTGTTGTAGATATTTCATCATCTATAGGTTCAGCATTGCCAATACTATTGATTATGTCTTCAATAGAATTGTCCCATGCCTGTGTAGATGTAGGATTTTTGGATTTCCAGTAGGAGAAGAGTTCTAGAGGTGTAATATCTTTACCAAACTTATCATGGCATTCAGATATACAGTTATATATTTCTCTAGTTTCTTCTTCGAAGAGAGAAGGTCTAAGCTTCCCTTTGTTTTCTTCGAAGAACAAATTTCTCAAACAGTTCTTCAGAAGTGAGTGGTTCATGTATTGGTCCTTATATTACTCAGCTAGGTTTCGATTGTAACATTATTGATCTAAAAATAAAAGCCCCTTAATTTGATCTTGGCTCAGATACTTTAGATCGTTAGATGGTATACGCATTTTAATATTTCTGTTCTGGTTCTTAACTATCTTAATAGATTTATTAGAAGCATCTCTATCAAGCACTAGGTATACATTTGCATACTGACTAAGCTTGATATTAAGATTATTAGTAAGAGTGGTTCCGCACATTGATATGCCCACTGTATTAGCTATTCTACTAACAGAACAAGCAGACGGAGTATCTTCTACTAAGATAGCAGTATCTCCACTACCTACAGATATTCCATCTGATACATCCCCGTAGGTTACCCACTTAGGTCCATAAGACTTTAGAGTACGTCCTACAGCGCCATTACTACCATAGAATATTACTCTTTCATCTGATGGACTGTATTTAATATCTATAAGGCTATTCTCATAAGCCTCTAAACTATTTACAGATCTAAGGTAATCAATCGCAGGATCATAGTTCTCTACTGAAGTAGTAATCTCTGGTAGAGGTTTTCCTTTTACTTCGCATGATGTAGAAGATGCTGACTTTATAAACTTTAACTTAGCTTTATCTATAGGAACCCTACCTCTAGATATTCCCCTCACATTGCATGATGCCCTGAAGCAGTTCCATAACAGTGAGCCATCTTCTTTTTTAAGAGAAAACTTCTTATACCCACCACAAGAAGGGCAAGTCATTATCTTTCTCTCGCCTTCTTTTATAGGTATAGAATTTATTACTAATAATTGTTCTTGGTAGGTCATTGGTCATGGTCCTTAGTTGTATATCACCTAGCGGCGATAGCCCAATTATACAGGCATAGAATTATTTGGCAAGTATTATTTTTGTCTCAGCTTTGGTTTTACTTTTGAAATAGTATTTGAATAGAATATGTGATTGCCTACTTTGCAAGTTTTGGTAAACGATTTACTCCAGTTGGGAGATACATAAGATGCGTGATAGTGTGTAGCCTCTCCCACACAACTTACTCTGATAGCTTCTGGGTGGTCTAGTATAGCTTCAGCCAATGCAAGAGACTTACGCCATGCGGCTCTCTCACGAGGCTTGTCACTCTTTCCATCCCAATACCAAGAGAATTGATCTTTCTGGGTTACTACTCCACAGACAGTATCAGGGTATTTCTCACTGGCTACTCTATTTAAAGTTACTTGCGCGACAGATATTTGAGACACTAGGTCTTCTGATCTAGCCTCGAAATATATGTTTAAGGCTAAACAAGTAAGTGATGCAGTTAATAACATTAGTTTAACCTCTCATAACCTTTCTTGGTTTTCATACACCAATGAGTTTCACCTATCTCTAATAGATTGAGTTTGGGGGGAAACAAGTTCCATCCCCAATCTGCTAATCTAGACTCTGCTTCACGGTCCTGTTTATTATTATAGACCGCAAAGACTTTAAACTTCTTTGAGTGATCTAATCCTAAACTTCTTACTCCGTGACACCTGTTCATTATTCTCCTACTCCTTTATGTCTGATACCGTGGTACTGACAGTATCCTAATGCTGCATACATTTCCTTATCTTTGCCATACTGATTGTCACCTATCTCAGCATATATTTCGTCAGTGACATCTTTCATATATAAACTGAACCAGTAGCCATCATCATCAGCCCAGTGAAAGCTCCGACCTTCATCTGCGGAAGAAACAAACGCTTGACCAATTAATTCAGTTAATCCACTGACAGCCCAAACTAACTCATGGTATCCTTTTTTAACTTTAGCCATTAGCCAACTCCTTCTGGTAAGTAAGGCCTTTGTAGAGCATCTTCTCAGCCTCAGACTTGTTACCTCGCTTCAGAGTTTCATAGGC